AGATGTGCATTCCATAGCCAAGCAGTTGTCCATGTTCAACGAGTAGTAGGAGCTTTAGCCGACGGAATATTTGGGCGTGGTACACTCGCCAAAGTAAAACAATGGCAGCGAGCCAAAGGGCTTGTTGCAGATGGCGTAGTTGGTCCAAAGACTTGGGCGGCTATGCAGATACGGAGACAAGAAGTTGTTCAACCAGCGTTTTATTAAAGACAGTTTAGAACGTGCCGTCGCTACCTTCGCTCAGGCGTGGGTTGCAGCTATGGCAGTTCCGGGTCCAGATTGGATGGACTCATTGAAGGTCGCCGGAGTTGCGGCCCTTGTAGCTATTGGTAAGGCTGTTGCAGCCAGAAAAGTGGGTGATCCCGAAACGGCATCAGTTACCGGTTAGAAAGATGAGGCTGTTCGGTGCCGCTCCCTGCTGTCAATCCGTACAACAAAGATGAGATTGAGTATCAAGAGCCGGGGTTCGACTACGCCCCGAAATATCCGGGCAGCTACGATTACAACGAAAGCGGAATCGCTTATGCGGAGTCCGGCTTTCCTTATCAGAAACGTGATGCGACTGTATCTGCCAGCACGATTGCGTGTTCGGCGGATCTGTCGCCCGTTTTTGCCTATGTCTATACACCTAAACGTCCCGGCGGCGTAGCGTATCGCTCAGGTTATGACTACAACAAGACCGGGTTCGACTACAACGAACGTGACACCTCGGTACCGGACAACCGTATCTTGGTGGATTACAGCCAGTCGGGTGTTAGTTATTCTCAGCCTGTTGACACTGGTCATACTGTGGCGGTCATTGCGACGCCAGCCACAATCGGTGTTACGACGACGTTCTCAGCTAGCCCGTCGGTCCCGGCAACGGTTACTCCGTCAACAGTCGCCTGTCCGGTAGTAATTGTACCTTCCGCTACTGCTAACTCAATCGTCGTACACGCCGGTATAGAAGTTCCGGCTACGTTACCTAGTGCCACAATCTCAGCGATTGTTACACCGGCTACGGTGGCGACTACAGCAACATTCCCCGGCCACACGCTTTACATCACTATTGACGCGACACCGGGAGTCATCGCAGCTACGGCAACAATGCCTTCGGAAACACCGAGCGGCAACTTCACATTCGAGGCTTCGACGATTGCGGTAACAACAACAACGGGTGCAAAAGAAATGTACCGTCTAGTTGTTATACCTACAGAAAACACCACTCCTACTATTGGCTTGAAAGAAGATACGACACCAGCGGCTTACGCTTTGATGCGTCACTTCCAGCCAAGAGCTAAAGGAGATAATATATTTATTATTAATGGGACAACCGTGCAATCGTTCCTACCACATGACTGGGCAACAGTCACACGGTGGATATATGGAGGGCACGAAAGTCCAAAAGATTTAACAGATTCAGAAGAAACAGTGTTAGTTGCAGCCGGATATTCCTTCAGAGTAGGACCAGAATAATGCCAATTTATGTTTACCGTTGTCTCGATTGTGGATTATCACACGAGATTCGTCATGGTTTCGATGAAACCTATGACGGTGTTTGCGATACTTGCAAAGGAGTTGTCCGCAAATACTTCGGTGAAGTACACATCTCTGCCTCAGCTACACCAACAAGAGGTATGCATGATGGAAAAGCGATTGATTGGTCTGGGAGTAAAACTAAAGAAAGAGAAAAAGAAAGGGATATGGCTGCCTATAAACGACTCAGATCTGAAGGTATTCAGCCGAAGGGCATTGATGGCGCTGCCCAAATGGAACGGGAAGCCTCTACCACACACGAAATAAAAGCAGGGACGCTTCTCCAAGGGCCGAAGTCAGAAAAGAAACGTAAAGAACGTGCCCTTAACGACGTTCTTGGGAGTGGCTAATGACTGCACAAGGATGGATTGACCAAACGAGAGACATGATTCTTTCGGGTTATGTCGAAGAATTACTTCAGTTAGCGTCTGAAGCTGACGCTTCGGGCACAACATTATCTGTCACTGGTGCCGCAAACTCGGGCATTGTGACAGGAGTTATAATAGAAGTTGATTTAGAAGCGATGTATGTGACCGGTGTATCCGGTACAGATGTCAGCGTTATCAGAGCATACGGTGGTTCAACTGCTGCCACTCACACAGCAGGAAGCATCGTCCGTGTCTCCCCTAAATTCCCCGCATACCGCATAATGGATGCATTAAACGACGATTTAAGGGATCTATCAACGCCTGACAACGGCATTTTCCAAATGAAAACCACCAGTTTTACTTACAACGCCTCACAAGATGGCTATAACTTGGCTGGTTTAACGAGCGAAGATGTTCAATCTATTTATTCGGTAACGTATGCTGACCCTATTCCTGTAGAAGCTCGTGAGCCAGAGATTAACTCATGGAAATTGAAGAGAAACCGGGATACTTCAGCGTTCGCGAGCGGTCTAGCACTAGTTTTGTATGGGCCGGGGTGGCCGGGGAAGAAAGTTACAGTAAGTTACAAGTCTCCGCTTACGCTCATTACGGCGACGACCGACGCCAAATCTGCTACGGGTTTGCAATCTACAGCGTATGATCTACCGCCTTTAGGAGCAGCTTTATCGTTAATGTCTACTGCTCCGATACGTCGAGAGTTTTTAGACGCACAAGGAATGTCTCGACGTGCTGAAGAAGTACCACCCGGTGCTATTTCTGCATCTATACGAGATCTTCGAGGGCGAAGAGAAGCAAGACTATCTTCTGAAGCAGCACGATTAGCTGCCATGTATCCATCGAATTGGCAACGTAACGCTACGGCAAACTAATGGCATTTAACTCTGAGTCGCTTCCAGTTGAACTGGATGGAGTGTCGTATTTAATTGATACAACACAGTACGGTCGAACGACTGTGCCTGCGCTTAGAGAACAGCGAGACAATAGTAAAGAACCGGGCGAGAACACTTTAGATACAAGCGGGGCGTGGACTCGTTCACAAACTGACTGGAGTTACGGTGCTGGTCAAACGCATTTTGATTTGGATGATTCTGACCGTCGGCGCTTCGATACTTCTAGCGGTATTGATCCGTGGACTAAAGGGCAAATAACTTTATTACCGATAACAGAACAAAAGAAAAGTGCGGCTAGCACGAACCAAAAAGTTCGGCGTGTCGGCACTTATCTCTATTTTATTGATGCAGAAACAGTCTGCTTTACCGCTGACCCGACAGGTTCTTCACCAACGTGGACAGATTTCACGGCACGAGCAGGATACAGCGTCACAGACATTGATTCAGATGGCACATACGTGTATTTGGCATTCGGATCTGGTGCAGCGATAGCAAGATCAACAATCAACACAAGCGCTATAGACGGGGCATGGCCCTCATCTGGTACCCAAGCAGCAGACATTATTTCAGTAGCATCTGGCCGACTTATCGGTGCTTTAGGTGCAAACATATTTGAAATAGGAGCTAACGGAGCAAAGCTAGGAAGCTCTCTTGACTACACACCTGCGTTAGCTGGGACAACATGGGTTGATGTAACCGGTGGACCGTCAGGTATTTACGCAGCAGCGAACACAGATAACACTGGAACTATTTACCACATAGATGTCAGCACAACCGACGGAACTTTACAGACACCCATCATTAGTGGTGAATTACCCCAAGGCGAAGAGATAAACGACATCAAATCATACGGAGGCATACTCCTTATCGCCACTTCCGTAGGTTTAAGGACTGCTTTAATCGACACAGGATCAAACGCAGTTACGATTGGGCCTGTAATAGAGGACGGCGGGGAAGCATTTTCCTTAGATGTAGATTCTAAATTCGTTTGGTGGGGTGGATCATCAGGGCAGCTATACCGTGCAGATCTCACAAAGTTCACTGAAACCTTGGTCCCCGCATGGGCTAGTGACATTATTTCAGTAGCAGGTTCAGCATCTACGGTGCAATCAATAGCCCGTGTTGGAAGCAAAACCTATTTTGCAGATAAAGGCAATGGCTGTTACGGAGAATCAGGAACGGGTGTCAAGGTAACAACTGGTACCTTGACTATTGGGGAAGTTTCGTGGTCAACTGTTGCTCCTAAACTCCTTAGAAACGTCACAGTTCGACAAGACCGATCCCAATACACCTTCGGAGACACAGACTACAACGCTGCGGCTACTGATTATCGAGATGGATCTCTTGAATACCGTGGTAATCCGACCTCAACATTGCTTGGGTCGCTTTCATTTGCTGCAACTAACGACAACAACGCAACCTCTAGTCTGTCTTTAACCCCTAATGTCGCTAAGAATTTCTCATTCGTAAGTGAGTCATCTGTTTCTTATAAATTTGTTATAACTATTGGGCGGCACACTGACACAACGTCAGCCCCAATCGTTGAAGATTGGCTAACCACCTGCATCGCTACACCTGCTCGTGTAGACGAAATCATTTTGCCTATCGTTTTACAACGACAAGTACTTACCTCTCGAAACAGCGGCGCTCCGAAATACTTCTCCTCGACAGATGTGTTCACAACACTCCGTAACCGTATGGAAACAGGACAAACGCTTACTTACAAAGAAGGCGACAGAGAAGAGAACGTCACAATAGAACGCATATCAATGCAACCTGACCGACTATCCGATGACGGATCGTGGTGGGAAGGTACCCTCTTAGTAAGGCTCCTGACAGTCCCAAGCTAGAGGGGATATGGCTAAAACTCTATTCTTCGATATAGAAACAGCGCCGAACCTCAGCTATGTGTGGGGTCAATGGCAACAAGACGTAATACAACACGTCAACGAGTGGTACATCATTTGTTTCTCCTATAAATGGGAGGGAGAAAAGACCACGAAGGTTGTGTCCTTAGACGATTTTGATTTGTACGAAACAGAAGCAGAAAATGATTTCCATGTCGTTCACAAATTGTGGGAACTATTAAGTGAAGCAGACATAGTTATCGGACATAACTCAGATGCTTTCGATATCAAGAAAGCCAACGCACGATTCGTATTCCATAACTTCGGCCCACCTAGCCACTACCAAACAGTAGACACTTTGAAAATAGCTCGCCGTTATTTCAAGTTCAACAGCAACAGGCTTGGACATTTGGGTGAGCATCTAGGTCTTGGGGGGAAAGAAGTAACTGGTGGATTTCAAACATGGGAAGGCTGTATGAAGGGCGATCCAAAAGCGTGGAAGCTAATGAAGAAATACGCGAAACAAGATGTCGATTTACTTGTCGATGTCTATGAACGATTACGACCGTGGGCTACAAACCATCCCAATAAAAACGTGATCGACGGAACGTCGTATGCGTGTCCCACCTGCGGCAGCAATAAGCTGCAAAAGCGGGGTAAGAGAAGAACTCGGACGATGGAGTACCAGACTCTTCAATGCACCCGTTGTCGCTCTTATTGCAGAGAGAGACTGGCTTTACCGGGTGATCGTGTCGAGGTTGTTTAATCAAAGTTATATCTAGGGCGCAAGGGACGCTCTGCGTCTGGTTCAAGAATGCGTTTCTTGCATTTCTTACAACGACACTCACCAATAAGGTACTTAGCTAATGTCCCATGCTTCTTAAAGTCGGTTTTGTCCCAACGGATATGACCGAGATCGTCCACAAACATTAGTAATCTTCAGGATTTTGTGAATCCTTTTTAATTTGTTCAGCTATACGATGGGCTTCATCTTTATTGAGCACCCATTCTCGAATAGCTCGGTCACATATGACTGCATATCCTTCAACTGTCGGTCCACCGACAATTCGGGCAGGCATTTCTTCGACTGATATATCCATCGCTGTTCTCCAATCACGATGTCCCCTTCATTTTACCACGCTAGGTGAGAATTAGGGCGGGATGCTGGGGTAGAAAGGAGAGTAAACACCCCCAACATCCCGTCACCGGAAACCTACCGGCTAGCCCCGAGTTCTATATGCTTCCTTTAACTTTCTCATTCTTTGAGCGTTTTCTTTTATAGATAACGACTCTTCCTTTGCTAATTGTAGCGCTTCAGTAGTTGCTGAGATGGAAGCAATGTTAGTCGCTTGTCTCTGCATTTCCTCCTGCTCTTCCCTAACTCTTCGTAAAGCTGTTTCAAACGCTGCTTCACTAAAGCCCCACGTAAGATTCAAAGCGTCGTAGCATTCCTCTAGGGACCAGCCTGCACGATGCGCCATTTCGACTACGTGTCGTATCTTGACTGGTTTCGCCAATGGTTTTTTGTCTTGGTCCTTCCACCACTGGTTTAACATTTGAGTGATGTCAGTAAAAGCTGGGGCTTGTGGTGCCCGTAACTTGATTAGATCGCCCATCTATTCTCTCCTTAATGAGTTGTGCGAAATTGTGTAGTTCCATTACTACATAAGCTCCACCGGTACCGAAGTTCCGGCGCTTCACTATAGCGGCAGCGAAGTCAGCCTCTGCATTTATTCTTTCTTGTTCAGTTTCTTTCATTATTTGGGATAAAGATGAGAGGGCATCCTTCCTGTTTTTGCATTCAAATACAAATTCAGGTAGGTCGTGACACCGGATGTCCCCCACATCTTTAGTTCCGACAAGGGGTAGACGCATGAACTCATGCTTCGTGTAGCTTTCGAGATACCGAACGCATTCGGTTTCCCAAGCTGTCCCCTTCTGTTTAGATTTACTCAAAGTCAGTGATCTCCGGCGGATGATCTATGTCGCCTTCGGTCATTTCCATATAGGTTTCTAATGCTGATTGAAACATAAACGATAGTGCTTGCATCATTTTATTATTCGGGTCCATACCGCTACCAGCAGGGTGACGATCAAAGGCGTCTATCAGCCTAGATGCGTGCATCTCTACTTCCATAGCGAAGTCCTTCGGAATAACGAATGACATGATGGTGAGGTTTTCACTCAACACCGGCACAATCACACTATGTTCTTCTTCCATTAGAAAGGTTCCTCGTCCGGGTCAAAGGCTGCTTGAACAGTTTCAACAGCTTGTTTAGCTACTCTATCACCAGAGCCACCCTTCGGATGCCAGCGATATGAGGGGCCACCTTCGTCTGCGTACAGGCAAAGTTTGCTGCGCTTTTCCCCTTCCTTACTTTCCCAGTTGTCTTGTTTCATACGTCCGATGAACATGACACGGGCACCCTTCGGTACTTCGGAGATACGTTCAGCTAAATCGCCAAAGCATTTCACATCGAACCAGTGGGTTTCTTTTGTATCATCACGTCCAGTTGTGACAGCCACAGGAACAGTGACAAAAGCATTACCCCCTTGGGAGTAACGCAACGTCAAGTCCGAGCCGACATTACCGGCGATAGATATATTACTCATTACTTTCTTCCTCTCTCTTTTCGAGAATATCTGCGAGAACATAGTTCCCGTCATGTTTATGCCAGAGATGCAGGCCAAGACCCAACCTCATTGCACATCTTTTAATACCGTCAGAAGCACAAGCCTTTAATCGTGCTCCATCGGTTTTCCAGTTATTCGGATTTTCGCACTCACCGACCTCTTGAATCGAGGTAGTTCGTCCATCAATCTCAACAGTAAGAGTGCAGAGGCAACCAGTGAGAGTACCATCAGCATCCCTAACAAGAGTATCAATAGCAAAATCATATGGACCCACAATCCCTAGTAGGAATTGCGACACGATACCGTGCGGTACATATGCTGCGGCAAACTTTCCCGGTTTGGTTTCGATAAACCTCTCCGAGAATGGTGTTGCTAATTTACTTAACTGACTCATCAGTCTCCTTTATTACTAAATCAATAATGTCCAATATGTTTACGTCACCATGCTGTTCGCAGATGTCGTAGTAAGGGCAGTAGTTACATTCCCAAGGGATCTCTGCATCCCACCACGACCTCAACCCTTCAGGAATGACACCAGTTTCAAGATAGTTAAGTGCCATTCGAGCATGAGCTTCTAAGAAATATGTAGTAGCTACCGAAATAGACGTACCACTTTCATCAAACGGATCATGGATGTCATACAACCACTCAACCATGTCCCCGGCACGAGCACTATCTTTCCACCGGCTAGGCGTAGCATCAGTACATATGTAAACCAGATGTATTTTTGTTGAGCCAGTAGCTATTGCGTATGCACAAGCCTGAAACAAGTGCTCTTCTTTTGGCCCTTCATTACGGGCTTTCCTAAACCCATAATTACGCATTGTTTTTATTTCTAAAACGGTGCCTTCTCTTCTGCTAGGTCTGTCATGCGACGCTTGATAAACACCATCAGCGTGACCAGACGTTAAACAGTTAGAGATACTGACCTCAACTTCACACTCGAAGTTAGGTACCTTTTCGTTAAACGCTGCTTGGACATGCTCGTGCATAGTGTTACCAATCTCCTTGGCAACAAACCCATTCACAGCATTAGGGCCAGCCTCTATACGAGGCACCCCCATCCCATCGAACACCTGTTTCCTATCACACGTCGTGATATTAGATATCCGTAAGAATGAACCATCAGCGGTTGGTTTATTCGGCGGGTGCTTTATATGTTCACGAAGAGCTAGCTCCGCTGGACCCGTTTCGTATTGCATCGTTCTCCCTTTCTACGTGCAGTTTATCAGTTCCCTCGGGCCTCATCAATGCGGCGATCCCAATAAAGTGACTCAGCATTTTCTCTAGCTTCAAGCATTTCTTCATACTCTTCATCACTCAAATCTGCATACGGATCATCGGGTGGATCTATACAAAAGTATTCCATTATTCTTTCCAATACTCGTAATAATATTCAGCAGTCGTGCGCCACAAATACTGTGGACCAGCATGACGTTTCTTACGTCGAGACAACCGAGTCTCTTGACGTTGACACGAATCACACACAACAGGCTCAATCAAACCAGCCTTTTGTGCCTGCTTCATCAACGGTCCAAGCAGTCGAGCGTTATCTAATTTAACGCCCATAGATTCCAACACTGCATGAACTTCATCAGTAGTCCACGAATTATGTGGTGCTGTAGTACGACAAACCTTAGCTATCGCATGTTTAGCAGCAGCCTTTTGGGATGGGCGAGCAGCCGTAGCTACCCGCGCCATCCCAATATCACGCTGCTGCCGTCCTTCAAACTCCGACATAGCTACGAGCCATGTTGTACAAGGCTTTAGCTACAGCATTAATGAACGCATCATCATCAGGATCAACCGTTGGGCTGTCCTCCATGTGTTCTTTTATGTAATAACCGATGTCATTGCTCAATGTGTCTGCGACAATGGCTTCAACGTCACCACTGTCTCGGATCACATCAGCACATATGTCACCAACGAGGTCACAGAATTGGCTGTCATTAGCCAAATCCCGTGTTTCTATTTCTACTGTTGCTTCTATACTCATTTGTTTTCTCCTTTATTAATGAGACCTAAAGAGGGAGAGGGAACCGCCTTGCGAGTCACAGGCATCTCCTCTCCCCCAGATTTTTAGTTAGCTGCGTAGCGAATGTAAAGATCTACGATGTCTCGGTTATCTGCCCGAGTTCTCCTAGTCATTTCAACTCGCTCAGGATCAAAGTCGTAACCAAGATCCAATTTAGCTAAGTTTGTTATTCGAGTAGTTGTACTTGAATAAACATTTGGCATGCTTTTCTTTTTGCCATGAGCATCGGGATACAGGTCTAATGTAATTAGTAAAGCCCAACGCCCCGGATTTTCGATAAGCGAAGGCAGAATCTCTACAATGAGATCCATACCTTTAACCATTCCACCTAAATCCAATTTATTTCTTGGATCAAAAGGTGGCGGATTTTGCCAGATCACCTGCTTTGTAGGTGTCTTTGGCTCTTCCATAATTTCTATCTCTCTCATTTTTTTTCCCTTCATTATGAGATTTAAAGAGGGAGGACGCATGAAAGGCCAACAATCACAGAACGCCCTGCTCTGGTTACCCGTACGAGCACGTCCTCCCTCAGGTTTAGTTAGCTACCAGAATCTTGGCAGCTTTCTCAGTCACGGGTAGCTTCCCGAACATCACATTGGCTTGATGCCTACGTGTACGTTCAAGGTTGCTTTTTACACCCTTAACTGTTTTATCTTTCTGTTCCCACGCTTGGACAGCCATCAACGCACCCCACTTAGTGTGACGCACTCCAGCTATATCCTCATCACGACGGAACCGTGCATTCAAATCAGCCTTCGTGTTTCTATACCGAGTTAGCTGATTGTAATAACCCTGATGGGATTGCTTATTGCTATTCCACCACGGCTCTTCAGGCCCGGTACCAATCAGTTGCACAACTAATTGATCCCACTGTTCATCAACGTACTCTTCGTTAGCCATGCGTTCTATCTGCTTGGCATATTCGACGTTACGTTCATAGCCATCACACAAAGCCTGAACAGCTTCATGCATTAACCCTTGCGGGTCACCCATCTTCTTGAACTTAAAGACAGCATCCTTATCCAAGATGTTCCACTTGAAAGTATTCGCACAAACAACCGCAGTTGCAGATTGAGTAGCTACCAAGGGCACCTTACGGTCGTGTCCATTGCCGATGTTAAACATCGACTCAACCTTCGACCAACCCGGAATTACGATGTCGTCTTTGAACTTCAGAGATACATAACCAACAGCACCGTTATCGTAAGTGCCAACTGATTGGATATGTTCTACTAAGCCAGTGTCGATAAGCAAACCAGTCAAGTCATCAGCCATAAAGCGATGTTGAACTGGTTGGTAACGGTCACTGATCTCAGCGTATGCGAATGGATAGTTCACCATCTTTAAGACGTTTCTATCCAACAGCATTTGTTTATCGCCGAGATGTTCAATGTAGACAGGGGCTTTCTCGACCTCGCACCAGTCGAAAGCATCACGAGCTTTCTCCCAGTCGATAGGTCCGACATTGCCTAGCCGATGCCAAGGTGTCTTTGCGTACAAAGCATGTTGAGCATCAAGCGCTGTCATCCGATGTGACATTTTCCTCCTTTATTGATTCTAAATTTATTTTCTCTAACAAACGGACCATCTCTGCATCCGATATGTCATGTATCTGCACATTGTGAAGAGAGATTGACCACGTTCCATCCGAAAACGAGTGTGCCCAAACGGCTCCTTGTTTATCGGGATGCAAGTAGATATTCGCTCCGATATAACGTGCATTTTTGAATGTGTATTCACGAGATTCCTCGCATACATCATTCTCAACAGTTGTATTAACTGTTATTTTTCTCATGGTTTCCCTTTCATTATGAGATCTTCAGGAGAGGGGTAAGTGCTTAGAAGGGCTACGCATATCTAAGACAATCCTTATCCCCTCTCCCTTTCTTATGACCTTTCAGGAAATATTATACCAACAATAAATCTAAAACCTCCTTCGAGGCTGGATTTATGCGGGATTAAGCCTCCGAAAGATCACGTTCTTTTGCTAATACAGAAAGTTCACGGGCCGTTACACCCTTCTCTGCTAAACGATTTAACTCACCAAAGAATTTATCGAGTTCATCCAGAAACATTTCAGCATCTTCTTTATCTAATACTGCATATGCAACAGTACAGATAGCTTCTGTTATTCCTTCGATAGCATTATCTAATTGTTTTTCAGTTACTTCCATTATTATTTCTCCTTTTTAATAGCGACCACACGTCCAAAGTCTCCACTTCAACTCCGTATGTTCCACAATGTAGAACGCAAACCGAGTTGACTGCTCAACCTCAAACCTGTCAGCCCACTTATCCTTAAAAACTTCGTACCAAAAATACTTATTAATTTGAAACAGTCCATGATCCGCACCGTTATAGGCCCGTGGATTATGCAACGACTCACACCACGCAATCCCCAAAGCGTCCACACAATCATCCGCAAAATACTCACAAACAATCGGTGCAATTTCAGGATTAGGTGGTTCGTGATTGATCGTAGCGAAATCAAGTATCGACCAGATCGCCAACCACAGATTCATTACATCCTCCTTAGAGTGCTTAAAACATTTTCCAAGGTAGGTATTTTGTAAGCTATATTTATGTGACCGGAGAGATTACGGGCAGTTGAATTAACTGCTTCGTATTCAAGCTCACGTATCTCTCTTTCGATAAGCATTTGGATATGACTAATTACTTGCTCTCGCTGCGAGGATTTGTTCTCTAGTAAATGCGTCATGTTCCACCACTGGAGTGTCACGTTTAGTCCCCCTTTTATTTTTCGTAGCTTTATCTTCTTCCTTAAAGACACGCCATGCCTCACGACAATCAACGCATCGACAACCATTGCTGTAATAATTAGCTGACGGCTTCCCCTTACAAGAAGCCTTTTGATTAGCCATCAGAACGTACTCGTTCCAGCAATTACGTCACCTAACTTATCTGCATTACCAAAGGCATCATCTAACCGGATCTCAATTTGACGGGCACGTTCCTGCGATTCGGCATACATCTCTTCCATCATCTCGTCAAGATCATGTTCGATACGCAAAATCAGATCAGCAAGTTCCGGTTCAGCTTCGTGACCGATTGACTTACTGTTTTGTAATTCCCAAAGCCTGCCCTGAATGTAATTCAGAATCGCTTCAGCACTAACTAGCTTTCGGTGTCTCATTATTATCTCCTTTTATTATGGGTGCGTCCTATTATGGATGCTGTTTTGATTTTACCTAATTGTTTAAGAGAAAGGTCCGGCTACCGACGAAATCCCGGTAGCCGAACCCTCTCTTTCTTGACGGAGGTCCATCGCTCCGTCCCTTTTGTTACGAGGAACGTGGCACCCAACGTAGGCTGAGGCCAGCTTCCTCGGCGTACACGACAGTACGGTATTGAGTAACACCTTCGCTGTCGTCGTACTTGTCCTGTCTAAGGTTTCCCTTAACAATGACCCGTGTCCCTTTCGGGAGTTCAGCCATCTGAGTAGCTTGCTCTTCAAAGAACTTAACGTCTACCCAACTAGTCTTAGGGTTTTCCTTAGTACCAGAAGTCACCGCTATTGGCATATTAAGGAATGGCTTACCTGAAGCTGAACCATAGCGCAGTTCAGGGTCTTTCCCATAGTTACCACAAATTGTGATGCTTGCATTTTCCATTGTAAGTACCTCCTAGATACTTTTCTTTGTTGTCCATTGCTGCTGACGTTCAACAGCTAAGGTCCGAACCATCTTGTTCCAACGGTCACACTGTGCCTGTGAACCAAGACGGTGAAGCGGAATTGTTTTCCACTTAGAATTATTTAATGCGCTTCTAGACATTGATTTTCCTTTCTAACACCTAGACCAACCGCCACGACTAGCTATTGCCGCTTCATCGTGGGCTTCTCCAATCAACGAAGCAAACTCATTATTAGGCTTCATTGTCATAGCTTCAGCAGCACCAGCACGAACCATCTCCAGATTCACGAAGAAACCGTCATCATGGAACACATACGCCAGTAACCTGCCATAAGGATCTCGCTTTTCCATGCCGGTAGCCAACCAAAGATCACTTC